GGAGATTATACTACTATATTCTCCGCACTTAGGTTCTTACGAACCTAAGAGCCTGGTCTCTAAGAGGCCAGGATCCACCGCTGCTTGATGCGTAGGGCAACGGGCCTACCAGACACCTCTAGGTGTCGTGGGTCCTCAAACGGTCGGGAAGACCGTTTCAGGAACACCTTGAGCAACGCATCGTAGCCATCAATACGATTGATGGGCAGCTTAGCGTCCACAACCCAAGCGCGGGTCTCACCGCGCTGAAGGTGCGGGTTGTAGCGTTCGATGTCAAAATCGAAATCTACAACCACTCCTAGAGCTTGGGACGTGCTCGAAACACGAGGAAGTCGAATTAACTTCGACAACTCGCGCTTCAAGTAGTCCGCAGCCTCATCCAAGCCCGCTGAATACAGCCGGTTCATGAAAGAGACTGTGGAAACAAGCTCAGAGGTGTCTTTCCGCGAGGAAGGAAGCATACTACGGCAACGGACAATGCTCACGTCCGTACCGGAGTAATACTCCTTCCCACAAGATTCCCGGAACTTCCCGTTCCAGAAACTCTTGCGTCGATTCACTTTAAGTCCATTGGACTCAAGCAAATCGATCACGGTTGGCACATGTTCTACAGGGACAACAATATCGTCCCCGTAGACGCGCACCTTGCCTCTGTAGGAAAGAATCTCTTTCCTACTGAGACGATGGCCTACATCTCTCTCAATCCCCATGAAGATCAGGGTGCAAAACACCATGGCCTCAAAAGGGAATGTGAGGGCTGACCCCATCGACGCAAACTTCGCTAGTTTGACTTTGCCAAACTGGGGAAGTTCAGCAGTTCGAGATCTGCACGCATCAACAGCTTCAAAAAGCCATCGATGCGGAGACAGCATCTCTCGAACAAGCTGATTCGAAACACGATCTGAAGCTTCACTCAAATCGAGTGTAGCTAAAGATCCATCAATGGACCCCTGGCGTGCCAATTCTTGATTGACATGCTGGGTGTCAACATGATTGACAAAGGAATTCGGGACTATAAAGTCTCGATATCCCTTTTCAATCTGTTCTAGGATCCCCTGTTGTACATATTGCATGTACACAGGTTCCATAGCGATGATGCGAGGTGTTTTGAGCGTTTTTGGGACAGAGATAACCTTAACAGGTTCCTCTTCCCAGGGTCTAAGCCACCGAACTTGGGGCAGATCCTGCCACTGACTCCAAGATGCGAATCCATTTTCAATAAATGGAAACACGTTCTCGAGTCGGTATGTCCACTTCCGGTTGCTGAATTTGGCATTGCCTTTCAGCCCACTAGCGGTGGAACCAGGACCGTGCTTAGGTATGATCTTACCAGCATATATATTGCTATCAATGCTG